GGCCGGGGGCCGGGGGGGGGCAGGGGGGGGCAGGGGCAGGCGTGGCTCATGCGCGTGGCTCATGCGTATCATTAGCGTGGCTCATGCGCGTGGCTCATGCGTATCATTAGCGTGGCTCATGCGCAGAAACCCTTTGTTTCCAAGGACTTGCGGCGGGACCCGCCGTAAGTGCCTGGTACCATTGGTCGAAATGAGGGTCGCTGGCGGAGCGTTTTCGTGCCAACAACACGGAAGAACGCCGATTGTCAGAGCATTACACGTGCCAACTGGCCCAAACCGCACACGATTTATTTTCGACTATTTTCAGTAAACCATTGACATCCCAAAGGCATTTGGTATTTTGTAAGCATGTTAAACATCAATGAAGTTCGCAACGGCAGAATCTACTCCGTAGTTTTTGCAGGGCCAGTATCAATGAACGTCGGCGGGCGGGCAGGCGTGCCTGAAAATCCCCTTCGTTATTTGGACGTAAACAAGCGGAACGTTTTACGCGTGCAAGCTTGCACGCGGGAAAGCTACCGCGCTCGTATGGTGAAACAGGATGCTACATGGCAACCTAGCGACAAGCCTAGCGGGTGGACAGCAACCGAGCACCCCTGCGTGGATAGCAACGCGGCGGGCGATTACGCTTTGCGCGGGTGGGCGTGCGGTGTTGTCAAGCATGAAATCACCATCGGTGGGGAACTGGCTACGCCTGAGCAACTGGCCATTATTGCCAGCTATCAACCGGGGGGAAAGTTCTACCCTGACAGTAAACCAAAGTCTGCGCCGGGATTCATGCGCTTGAATCTTGACAAGATAGAACATGAAGGATGGGAAGACACCGAGTAAGCGCGGCTTATAGAGGCGGGGGGGGAAAGCACCCCCCGCCACTTTTTGAAAAGTTGAAGACCACCGATACCTAATAGCGCCCCGGTGGGGTGTGTATCTATCGCTCCAAAAACCAAAACCAAAATATGTCAAGCCCTCATCATATTAAAATATCCTCCCAACTCATATAAAAATACGCGAACCCCGATTGGGCAGTGAATATGTCAAGCCCAACGCCGTATTAAAGCTGTTGGGTCATTAACTGAGAAGCGTCCCCAGACAAAGCATACCTCTGCTTCCTTAACTCCCGTTCCCACTTGCCGGAATGTTGGTTGGTAATGGTCCCCCCGCTAAGATAATCCCTTGCTTCGGTAACGAAACTGGTGACATCCCCTAAAGCACTGGATACGAAAGTCGCACCCGTTGGTTGACTCATCCCCACTAACTGGTGAATCCGACTTTCCAAAGTTCCTACTGAGCCTGTAATATACATAGTTTTCTTTACTTACACTTAAACAATGGGGATGCCCAGACCTTGACTAAGGAATTGGAGGGTGGGGTATATCCGCACTTGGCTGTGCCTGATGAATAAAATGTATTTCAGGCTCGCATTGAACTGCTGAGCTACCAGAGTCACACAGTCCTTTAGTTCCTTAAAGACCACAAAATCTACAATAATAGCATTGTAAGGGACGGCGGGGGGTTTATATTTATAAAAGCTAACCGCTTGGACAGCCTCGTCTTCACTATTTACTACAATTTTGTTATATATCGCGCATACGTTATCGTCCCAATAGGCAAATCCTTTGTATTGTTCGCAGACAGGTTTAACGAACGCGAGTCTATCTTTAGCATTGTCTTTTCTGAATAAAAAAGGACTATTGGGGTGATACTTTAACAGTAAATCCTGACAACGGACGAAGAAATCAATTTTCTCTGTATTACTCAAACTATCAAACGGTTTCGCGTCCATATATTCTTATTGTAGTAACTATAGTGTAATGTTTATAATAAAGATAAGGTTATGAATAAATTTTGTCATAATTGTGGAAAACAGATGGGGCCGGGATTTAAGTTATGTCCCTATTGCGGCACCGACCTTGCATCTCTAGTATCAAAAGCTGCAAGCGCCCCTGCCGTAGTTATCCCCAACAAAGCACAAGGCCAGTTTACACCTTTTTCCGTGGGGAAAGAGGATGATGATGATAAGGATTCATACCTAGATAAGCTGCAACATCTGGACATTAGACAGGATTCCTTGCATGTTGAAATTATCCGTGATAGGCCGTTGGGGGAAACTGTGGGGGCGCTGGTAGCGCAAGCTCTGCAATCCAATCAGCCACCCGAATCATACTCTCCCCGCCCCTCCCCTTTCGCTAATAGCGAAGCCTTTTTAAAAGAATTTAAACAAGAAGCGGGCACGATGCGCATGAATGAAAAATAAACTCAAGCCGAAGTTTGAAGACTACATGCCGATTATAGACGCGGAGATAGCTAAGCGTCGGCATAAGTGGAATTTAACTTCCATTGCTTGGATGGATTATGATGATGTATCTCAGATAATCAGAATCCATATCTATAAAAAATGGGGGCAGTATGAAGCAACCAGACCTTTAACTCCTTGGCTTAACTCAATCATCACAAATCAAATCCGCAACCTTATCCGAAATCACTATTCAAACTATGCTAGACCATGCCTTAAATGCGGTGCCTCAACGGATAACAGTGGATGTCATATCTACGACCAACAATGCGATAGCTGCCCATTATACGCCTACTGGCAAAAAAGAAAGCAGCCTGCAACGTATATTAAAATTCCTGTATCAATCGAAAACCATTCACAGGAAGTCAAAAACATCTTTGACGATTCAGTGGACGTGCTTAGACACGTAGATTCGGTTCATGCGAGGATGAAGGAAATACTCAAGCCTATGGAATGGAAGGTATATGAAGGACTATTCGTTCTGCATAAAAGCGAGGCGGAGATAGCTAAACAAATGGGTTATATTTCTAATGAGCGGGGGCGTAATCCCGGTTACAAACAAATCAAAAACATCCGAAAAATCATCATTATAAAGGTAAAGCAATGTTTGGCTAACGGAGACATTGACATTATTTAAAGGTTTGTAATATGAGCGATAACGATGACCTTCTTGAGGATAGTTTGGACTCTACTGCCCCATTAGCGGTAAATCCTCCTATCGGCCCGGACTTGGACCTTTCATTGGTTCAGGAGCAGCAGCTACTTGACCTTTGGAACAAGGACCCCAATAGGCCCCCTAGCTTGAAGCAGTTGACCCAGACCCTCTTTGGGCACGAGTGCGACGGCAGGAGCAATGAGGGTAGGGCTATTAAAAAGGCTCTTTCCAAACATAAATTAAGGGCGAAAACCGCTGGCGAACCCGAACGAACCATTGAATTGTCTGAGGTCCATAAGATTTTCATTGTCAATAACGTTAAGAGTATGAGTGCCTTGGATATGGCCAAGACCATCTTTCAAAACGAGACCTTGACCTCTTTGCATGGAGAAACAAGGGTAGTCCAAGCATATATTAATGCTCTAAGTCCCACCATCTCTTTTACGCCCGCTAATAATACGGCGGTCCCCACCCACGCCTATCGCCCGCCCAAGAACGCGGAGGCTACTATCGAGTTAGTTAACCAATATCTTAACCCTCCTTTAGTACCCGACAAACTGTCTCATCAGCAAAAAAAGGCGCTGACTATGTTGACGGGTTATTTGCATACCTATAGACTTATCGCCCAGATGAATAATTACGTCACAATGGGAGATAGGTCGCTGTGCGAAGATGCCTTCATTCGCGCCACCTATGACAAACCTGACTTAGCTCAGGAAGAAATCGACCAATACATAGAGTATTCTAATCAGGTAGTTAATGGGTTCACAGTCCAGCGCAGGTCTAATCAGTTACAAGCTAACCTTGAAGCTATTACGACAGCGAACGATGATACCTTGAAGATTTCTATGTCTCTGGTGGAAGCTATCGGCAAGGCATCTACAGAATACCATCAGTGTCTCGCTCGGCAACAGAAACTTTTGGACGACCTTAAAGAGAAGCGAAGTTCCCGTATGAGCAAGCAAATCAAAGACAATGCGTCCATATTGAATCTCATTCAAATGTGGAAGACGGAGGAGTCCCGCAATGATATGCTGGCGCTCGCAGAGCGCGAACAAAAATCCATCGCGGCAGAAATCGAGCATCTTTCTACTATGTCCGAATTGAAGGCTCGTATCATGGGGCTGACCAAAGAAGAAATTGCTTATGGATAACGAAAATATATGTAGAGAGTGCGGGAAAAAAGCTCGCGACCTCGCAACCTTGCATCGTCACCTTAAGGCCCATAAAATGTCTCAGGGCAACTACTACGTCAAGCATTTTCCCCGTTACGATAAACTGGATGGCTCTCCCATCGAGTTTAAGAACCGCGAGTTCTATTTTACTGCGGATTTTAACTCCCGTGCCAATTTGCGTGATTGGTTAAATCGAGTTTCTATAAATGAGGCTAAAGATTATGTCCGGGGGATGCTACTGGCCCGGAAGGCGAAAAAGAATCTCATTTACACCCCCTCTCAGGTAGAGCTTCGCTCCCTTCCCATGCCGGGGATGGCTTATATGAATGGGTTATTTGGGTCTTATTATGATGAATGTAAGACTCTCGGCTTCACGAATAAGTACTGGAATTATAAGTTTGATGGGTTGTGGGTGCCGTTTAGCCAAGCTCATGAAATTAGGGTAGACACTCGCGAACAAATGCCACTTTCATTTGCGGGAATTAAAACTACCCATGAAGGACTAGACTTCGGAGATTATCGCCTAAATGACGATAAGTTCTCCCATCATTGCGTAATCGAACGGAAAGCTATAGGCGACTTTTATAGTACAATGTCCGGTCAATACTTTCGGTTCTGCAAGGAGATTGAACGTGCTCAGGCCGCTGGCTACTATGTGGTTGTACTGGTTGAAAGTCCTTTCGACTCGGTATATGATTTTTCTCGCACTTTGAAGCGGGTAGATGTGATAATTTCGCCAGAATACGTGTTTCATAACATGAGAAACATCATTCAAGCCTATCCGATGGTCCAATTTTTATTCGTTGAGGATAGACAGGAGGCGTCAGACGCCATTTTACGTATCTTTCAATCCAGCGGACAGTTTAAGGCTCTCGATTTACAATATGCCTACGATATTGGTAATTTGCTTTAGAACCATTTATGTGGTACGAACCCCCGAAATACATCAAGCCTGTTACCGACATCAATCAGGGCCTCAAAGAGCTTAAAGGTGAGCTAGACGACAAGCAGGCGAAGTTTACACTGGCTCAATTCCTATACCGGAACCTTGGATTTACTACTCATCTTCTTACAGGTATAGAGCTATATCCCGACCAAATCATTACCATTAAAGGGATGCTAAAGCATAATTATAGTTTATGTGTTTGGGGGCGCGGAGTATCGAAAAGCCTTGACTATCAAGGACCTACATACGTTATAGATAAAGAGCGCGGAATGATTCTCTTAAGAGATTTGTTTCCTAATATTGACTTTTCTATGGATAAAGAACTGAATATCCCAACGAGATACTTTTGGAATGGCCAAACGTGGCAATCAGTCTCAAAAATGTTTATCCAACCAAAAAAGCCTTCTTTATCTATTAAAACTAAACTTGGATATGAATTAACTGGGGCAAAGACTCATATTATTAAAGTTTGGGACAGTTATCATTGTAAAGTTGTCTGGAAAAAATATCCTGATATTACTACAAATGATTATATTTGCATTAATAGAAGTATATCAGACTGGGGACAAGATGGAGATACTGACGAACAATATTTAGTTGGGCTTATTTTAGGAGATGGATGCATTTCCGACAAGAGACGCGATTCAGATATTACATCTGCCGATATAGAAATTCTGAATTTCTGTCAGAAATTTGGGGCTAAGATTTATCCAGATAGACGTTCTAACGCTAGTAGAGCTACATTTACTACTAAATTTACGGAAGATTTTCTATTGAAAACTGGTCTTCAAAAAGGACTTTCATATACTAAAATTATTCCAAAAGACACATTAGATTCCAAATCTAAGTTAAAATCCTGTCTTCAAGGTCTTTTCGATACTGATGGTTGCGTAGCCAGCAAACGTCTTACTGTTGCTTTTTCTTCTACATCTCAGGCAATGTCCAAACAGGTTCACACTGCTTTGCTTACTTTTGGTATTATTTCAAATCTGGTCGAACGAAAAACTCCTAGTCCTTTTGGTAAAACATGGATAGTTACTATTACGGGATACAATTGTAAACTTTTTGCTGAGCGCATTGGCTTCCGTCTTTCTCGTAAACAGAATCAATTATTAGAGCATTTAAAAACTCATTCTTTCAATTCTAATAACGATGTTATCCCCGGTCTTAAAGAATATTGTCAGCGCAAAATTAAAACTAAACTGCGATTACCCAAAGAATTATCTGACGAATGGCGTAACGACATTCGCCGTAAAAACAATCAAAAACACTTAACCTATAATACCCTAGATAGTTATCTTGAATTTTTTAAAAGGGCGGGAGATACACCAGAGATACTACAACCCCTGCGAAACATCAAAATGGAAAACTTTTTCTTTGATAAAGTAGAATCAATAGAAGACGTGGGCAAAAGAGACTGCTTAGATTTCAACATACCCGATGGAGAACAATATTGGTCAAATGGAATGATTTCCCACAATACTTGGACCGCTGCCGTTTACTGCATTTTACAGAGTATCTTCTCTCCCAATACTACTATTTTGGTGGCTGGACCCACTTTTAGGACCTCGCGTTTCATATTCAATCACATTGAGAAAATATCTGAATCGCCAGAGGCCCAGTTGTTGGCACAAGCTATGGGCACTCGTATTAGACGTAATGACGAGTTCAGATGGTCCATTAACGGAGGCGAGATAGTAGCTATTCCCCTTAATGGAGAAAAGATTCGTGGTTTTCGCGCCAACGTTCTACTTATTGATGAGTTTCTTCTCATGAGTGAGGAGATTGTCGAGAAGGTCCTTATACCATATTTAGTTGTCCCCAAGGACGTGAAAAGACGCAAACAAATTCGCGAAAAGGAAGACAAGCTGATAACGGACGGTATCATGACGGAAACCGAACGGACTAAGTTTAAAAACGAAGCTAAACTTATCGCCCTATCCTCCGCCAGCTATACTTGCGAGTATCTTTACCGTAAGTATGACGAATATATCAAACAAATCTATTCTCCGACCGTCCAAGAACATGGAGCTACCTATTTTGTAAGTCAAATGGCTTGGGACGCTATTCCCGAAGACCGTATCGACAAGAGCGTTATTGAGTTGGCCCAAACAAACGAGTCCAATATGATGACGTTCAAGCGGGAGTATTGCGCTCAATTTCTGGATGGTTCTGATAGCTATTTTTCCATGCAAAAGATGATGCAGTGTACGGTGCCAGATGGAGAGGAGCCGACCATGAAGCTCACTGGCGATAAAGATAAAAAATATCTATTAGCTATTGACCCGAACCTATCTAACTCTCCTACTGGTGACGATTTCGCCATGTGTGTTATAGAACTGGATTCAGAGCATCCCCCGAGAGGGACAGTAGTTCATTCTTATGCCGAGTCTGGTAGAGACCTTAAAGATAACATCCGATATTTCCATTATCTTTGGCGAGCGTTTAATATCCAGATGATTTGTATAGATTACGCAGGCTACCAGTTTATTGACGCCTCTAATGAGCACGAATTATTCAGAGGAGATAAGGTAGAGTTCAAGATTTTCGATTTCGTCTCTGAAAAAGACGGTGCAGAATTAGAAGAAGAACTCAGGAAAGCTCGCACGGGCTATAATCCTACTATTCATCGAATCGTATTTACCCAATACTTCACTACTGACTTCATTCGGAAAGCAAAC